ATCTGTTACTCCTTCAAAATTACATGTGAAATTTGTTGTATTAAAAAATGAACTAGCAAAATTAAGATTAACTACACCTGAACCATTAGTTGCAACAACTTGTTGACTTGATCCGAAATCACTTGCATCTAATGCTGCCGGTGTTCCATTACTTGCAGCTGTTATTTGTCCTTGTGCGTTAACTGTAATATCTGCTAATGTGTATGAACCTGGCGTTACTGCTGTATTTGCTAATGCTATTGTTCCCGTTGTTGTTATTGTTCCACCGGATAAACCAGTTCCTGCCGTAATGCTAGTTACTGATCCCATACCATTAGTTTGTAAATCCAAATCACCGCCTGTAATTGTTGCAGTTATTGAATTATTTGTTGAAGTAATATTACTCGCTAAAGTTGTTAAATTAACTTCTAAATTTGAAATTGCAGAACTACCAATAGTGATTGAATTATCCGTTGATGATAATAAACTTGATACCTGACCAAATGAAGAACCACCAGCATTATCAGAAATGATTATATTATTTTGTGAAGGTTCCGATGATAAATTTGGAAATTCAAAAACGCTAACATTACTATTATTGTATATATTAATTGATTGACCATTAACAAAATTACCAGTAACTGCATTATTTGCAGAAACACTGTTACAAGTGATAGAATCACAAGAAAGTCCACCATTATCATTAACAACAATACCATTGGCCCCGACAGTAATACCTGAACAATCAAAAGTTCCAGGAATGACAATATTATTGCTTAGATCAATATTTACAATTGGACCAGTTGGATCACCGATATTTAAATTACCATCATTATTTGTTATTTCTGTTACTGCACCACCTGGACCATCTGCAACCCAAGCCATTTGATTACTACCATTGATACCTAACACTGTACCCGGAGCTCCTAATGTTGCGGGAAAAACATTTGAATTAATTGTAATGGCTGCAGTTGTTAACGATGTAAAACTTGGATTAGGCACAGTTGCGAAATTATATGTATTATCACCTTCATCAGTAATTACTATATTTGTACCTTCTTGAAACATACCACCCGAGCCACCTCCGGAAGTCCACCTTAAATTTAATTCATTGTCTAAACTCAAAAATTGGCCTGCAGTACCAGAAATATCTGGAAATTGATATAATAATTCTCCATCTGAATCATATTGACCAATTGCAGCACCTTGAATCGTCATTTGAACAGGTTTTAAAATAATTTGATTGTTTAATTCAGTTGAGTCACTAACTTGTAATGTTGAGGCGTCAATGGTAGTTACATTAAATTCACCTGCTGCCGTAATATCTGAGGCTGTAACTGAATTTACTATCATATCGAACCAAGGAGCGTCCTGAAGCGCACTATAACTCATTTTCTTATTATATTATTGAATAATATAATAAATTTTATGGATTATTTTAATAAAAATTTACCAAACTAATTTTATTTTATTTCAATCGATTGCGTAAATTTTGTTTTGTTATCAATTTACCTCCTTTCATTTGTTCTTCAGACGATGCAGATGACGAAGATGTGTATGATTCTGTATCAGAATAATCAGAACATGAACATTGTGAATCACAAGAATGGGAATAATCTGATTCATCATCATTTAAAGCTCCACCTCGATAACGATGTCGGCGGCTTTTTCGTAGTAATCCCTCACCTACAAAAGCAGAACCACGGCGATGTCTACGCGATTTTCGTTGTCTTCCAAGACCGGTTAATTTTCGGGCTTCATTTGCATGTGCTAATATTTTATCTTTATTTTGATAAATTGTTTTTGCAGCTTTTACGACCTTGCCTAAATGCTTTTTTGCGAAATCTTTTATTTTACCAAAAAATGATCCGCCCATCATTGGGTGATGTGTAAATTCAATTGGTTTGTTATCACGAACACTCATAACTTGAGGAGCATCTAAAATAGTCTTTAATACCATTGCACTATTTGGCCCATCAATCATTAATAATGAATCATTTACAACTTGTATAAATAATGATGGTGTTTGATTTTGATAACTTAAATTAGTTGCAGTAATTTGGATTTGTAAGTTAGCATTAAATTGAGAACCAACACTATATTTTTCCCAATCAATACCAGCCAAAACACTGGAATCAATGCGTAAGCATGTTCCCCATAAACCATAATTAACGACACCAGCATTTGCTGCAACAATTGCAGAAGTATAACCAGTTTCTTGGAATGTTTTTATACATCCTTGTCGTCCCATGAATTCATCATATATTTCAATTCCCGAAGTCATTGAACTAAATTGACCACCAACACCATTAAATGAAAGTTGAATATTTGTTATTTTAAAACCTGGAGCTTGGGAATATGTCGGATCACGATTTGCATCAGGAACAGCAACCCAGCAATAAATACAACGTGGAACAACATTTAATGACATTGTTTGAGAATTTATAGTTACTGACGCATTTGCAGCTGTTGCAACGGTTGTTGCGGTTTGAGATTGAATACCATAATCAACAATAGGGTAAAAAGTAACTGCTGGTAATTTTACATAGTCATCAGGTGTGTAGACTTGAAAATAAACACGCGCAGAGTTTATAACAGCTGAACTGCTTGCATATGTCAAATTTGCAGCAACAGAGAAAAAATTAACCATCTTAGAAGCAATATTCGCAACCCAATTACGAGTTATTTGAATGTTAGTAGCAGATAAAAATCCCCCTGATTGTTCTAATGTCATACTAGTTACACCTGTAAATATTGGTTCACGTACAACAAAGCGGAAAACACGCGCATTTGTTGCATTTACCGGCATAGCAGTATTATCAAGAGATGTAACTGAAATAGTGCCAAAACGCGGTTCTGATCCATATGTACTTGAAAAATAATTGTTCATAGGATTATTAAAAGATGCTGTTTGTGTAGCGAAAGCCTGACCGGCTCCTTGTGGATTAAGATCCGTAAACACATCAAGAGACGAGCAACATGGTAAATCAATACCATCATATTCCGGTGATTTATTAAATGCTGTTACAACTTCTAACATATTTTGGGGATTAACTTGAATAGGTTGACCATTAATAACAATTTGAATCGATTGAGATGCGTTGGTTAACGGCATAAATCGCGGTGCAAGATTACCATTTGAAAAAGGGCGAATATTTGCTGTTCCTGCTGTTTCAGTAATATTCAATGTAATAGAAACATCAACTTCTTCAATAAAATAATCAGCAACAATTTGATTTTCATTTAAATATAATTGATATTGTGTAGATGTATTACTATTCGGGTTTTGATTCGGTTGATTGTACCAGGTGGCTGCCTTAATACCCTTTGGCAATTCATATTTAGGCTTAACACCATCCAAAACACGCAATCTTGAATCTATACTATTAGTAAAATCTAAGTTTTGTAAAAGATCACTCATTATTATAATTTATCTAGAGAAATAAATTAAAATAAATTCAATTAATTCATTTAATAAACTATATTTCATTTTTTTTTAATATTGATTATTTTTTCAGGTTTTTCCTTTTTAAAACGAACCTTATGTTCGCATATCCTCCTCCAGCTGGCAACATCAAAGAACTTACTACATTATCAATTGTTTGAATTTTAATTGTTAGATTTAATTGGGTTAATGATTGATTGACTAATGCATTTATTGGATAAAATAAACCTGGACTTTCAAACTGAATAAAACTATTATTTAAACTAGCTATATCTAACCCATTTAATACTATATCTAATGATTTCAAACATGCTATTGTTGGTAAGTTTAAAGCATTCGAACCAGATGACGAAGTTTGTCCAAATGTGGCAGATGGAATAATTTGTTGTCTGACTGTTTGCAATTGTCCACCTGTTGCCGTAACTAACAATGAATGAATATCAATTAAATTAGCTAATCCACTATATTCACTATAATACGTATAAATATTATTCGCTAAATTATTTGGGTAATTAGTTTTAATAAATTTGTTATCTAATCCATTATATGGTGAAACATTATTTACTGGTGGTTGCGGAGGTGAAACAACTGTAGAGTTACTCAAATATTGCCATCTGAAATTATCTAATTTATATTCTAAAAAATTATTCGTATACATATCAAGAGTTGAAGCTGGAAACCCCACAGGTGCATAAAATTGATATAATTGTGAAATCGGATCATAATAAAAGTAATAATCACCAGCTGCAAATAATCCACCTGATACACCAGCTATTTTATTAATTGCTGTATTAATCATATCAATAAATTCCTGAATTGAATGAACATTAAAATATGTCAATGGATAATCTGATGTGTTTGTATTTAGTAATGGACTATTTTCACTAATATATTGTAAATAACATGTGCAGCCCTGCCATGTATCACCTGTATTATTTCCCACACCGATTAAACAAGGATCAGTATTTCCATTTAAATCAAAATTACGATCTGTTCCAGTTTGTGAAATAAATGAAATTGTCATGTTAGTTATATTAATGGAAAAATTAGCTGGATCCCATGCAATTTGTCGATAAATATTAAAATAAGGTAATTCAGATGATGAACATGTCAATGATTGAAGATAAATATCATAATCTGATAAATTTTGAACAATTGGATTAGTTTGTTGCGTAATGTTACAAATTAATGTATCTGAATTAGTTTGACTTGGGTTAATTGCTTGAACTGTTATATAAATAGTATCGCTATTGTCATATTGTATATTCATTGTTATATTAATAACAAAGATAATTAATTATATTAAATTTAATGCTCCAAGTTCCTTGTAAAATAAAAGACTAACAAGTTCATCAGGAGTTAATCCGAATTGTTCACCAGATCGAAATAATTTCGCGAATTCATCCTCTGATATCATATTATACAACGCCCGCACACAACACCAAACCCCACAAGTATTAATTCCTTTATGAAGTTCTTGCAAACGATATTGTGAATAGTGAACTTGCAAAGGTTGATTAATTAATAATTTAATAAGTGTTCCACGTTTTTGTTTTGATAAGTTTTGAAATGATTTAGGAATGTAATCAAATTCATTATCAGGAATTATGCCATATGAATCAAACCATTCAACATAAGGCTTTTGTCCCTTAATATCAACTTCATGAACTAAACACCAATGATTTAAATTATTTTCATTTTCAAACAATATTATTGCTCGTCGATATTTTCCAAGAATATCA